AAAAACTTTTGTTTTTTCTGATACGATATCTTTTATGAATGCTATCGCAGGAAATGTCATCCAAGGAGTGATGCCATCTTGATCTTCGGGATAATCATTAAACCAACCATTTGGTTGCAGATAAAGATAAGCGTGAGTAGTTAAGTGTGATTGTAAATCTGAAGGGATGTTCAATTGTTTGAATCCCTGTATTTCTACGCTAGTAATAGGTGTCTTCATTTTTTAATCGATTCAATATAATCTTTTATGCCGCCATACAATGTAATAAGCATGGCGATCTTGCTGTCATATATCCTTATATATGCTGATTTGTATAGACGGTTCTTAAAACCTATATAGTAAGGACAACTGATCTTTTTCCCCAGCGTGACTCCTATATAGGGATGATCCTCAGCTGATAATGGAAAATCGAAATCAAAGTATTCAAGATCAATGAGGGTACATACGCTAGCACCCTCTTCACTTAGACGTAAACCCTCAGTAGACCTTCTAGTCCACCACCATCGAAACAATAAGTCTTCTAATGGTACATCCTTATAAGGACTATCATCTGGAAGGTTTTTATAGATTGCGCTGGTTATCGCTTTCTTTTTATTCTTCATCAGGATAAACAGTTCTACCTGAGTTCATAAACGCTACGGTAAATTTATCTGTTTTGAAAAGACTATTAAGTTTGCGGCATAGGTTCCTAGCATGACCAGGATTACTGAAACTAGTTTTCTTATACTTGGGTGCAGCCTCATTGGCGAGGTAATGTTGGCTCTTGAGGTTGATAGGCTGGTTATCATAAAATACGGCCCAAATGCCACTCGCTTCTACGATCTGGTCGCACTTATATGTCTCTTTATCGACATGTTCTAATATCACTTTGGGCTGTGTTCTACTCATTTAAATTTTCCGCCTGTTATCTCTACCTTGATGACCTCTTCTTTAGAATTTGTTTTGTTATTGATCTCATGTAGGTCTGTAAGCAATTTTGCTATCTCATCTCTGAGACCCCTAGCATCCTGCATAGGCAGTACTAAGTCTTTTGCTTTCTTACTATCTAAATGCGATACTACATCCAAAAATTTCTTAATATGAATCATCTTAGCTATTTATATGACTATTTGCTTCGTCCTGAGTTTTAAACGGGCCTTCATAATCATAACGTTGGATAAAGATGTATTTAGGGCAGAAAATTGTCTGTTTATGCCCGTTCTGGTCGATATTGAACCAACCTGCTACATGGTAACATTTGCTTTTATTACTCTTAGTGAAAACATGTAGTTTCCTCTTGATATCAAACATATTGTTATACGTCCTGTCAGGACCAGGATATTCAGGATAGGGCATCTTGATCCTAGTATTGTTAGACTTCATGGGCTGAAAACTGATCTTAGTCTTCTTTTTGATATCAGTAGTATTGTTGAATTGCAATGTGCTACCGTTCAGGATGACTTCATATCCTGCGCTGTTAGCCTGCACGTTCCCTACTTTTTTCTCACCATCAGTAACGACCCAATATTGGTCTTTGATGATTGGTTTTGCGATAAGTTCTGTCATATATACCTCTATTAATCTAATATTTGCCAAAAAAACAATTGTACTAACCTAGCATCTTTATCTTCAGTACCGAACAACGGTCCTATCCCGTGAAACATCTCAGCAGGATATATGATCAGTCTGTTGAAAACAATATAGGACATGAAATTTATATCCCATTTATCTGGATCATTGACATCATTGTTCATTATCAATTTCTTGAGTAGATTTAAATCCCCTGAACTTGCTTTCGTTTCTTTATGAGTGTAAAAAATAGTACCGGGCACATTATATATGTCTGGATTGAGATAGACTACTCCGGCATATCCTGTATGGTCCCTGTGTACGAAATTGTCAGATTTATCCAACGAATTACTTAATCTAAACTTACCGCTGTTCAATTGTAAAAGTTGTCTTGCTTGTTTACCAAGAAGTTTAGATACGGCTAAATCTAGGTTTTTAGGACCGTATGAAGATATGCTGACTTTACCTGGATAGGGTGCATTCCCGAACAGATATTGCGAATCTGTTTTTGCAGGCATGTACTCACAAGTGAGTGCGGTTTCTCTGATAGACCATGGATCATCATAGAAATTATCTATAATGATGACATCGGGGCTAAAACTATAGTTGCTCACATTACCTCTTTAAAAGTTTAAATAAGTCATTCTTACGCTTCGGTGACCAGTATTTAGCCTCTTTCCCACACTCCCCAGAATATCCTCGTTCCGAATAGCAGTTCTTATAGTCTGCGGGTAGTGTCTTGCTACCAGTTACTGGGTTAAAGTCTATCTCTACCTTTTTACCCGATCGTTTGCATTTGTACCATTGTTGGCCAGGGGTCAATAGTTTGTTAGGATAGTCGTACCATGGAACAAATGCATGTACACAATCCTTACACAAAAAATCTTTTCCGTCAGACATATTACTCTCCTAACGTTTCCCAGAACAATTCATTATCCTTGACATTTGCTATGGGTTTGAGCCAACCTCTATCAATACAATCTAGTAAAATTGATTTATATTCCCTAGGACATTTATCACTAATTTCAAACCCTGCTCTAGGTGCCATAACTAATCCATCGATAATATGAAACTTTGGATCACCTGATTTAAGAGTTCGAATAGATGTTTGAGTAACCTTAAACATTTGCCAACTCACCTGTGTAAGGATTGTTCAACCACTTTGCATAACTGTCAGCCTGGTCGCTGATCTTTTGCAATTCATACTTGCCGCAAAACTTCATGAAGTGAACACCAACTTGCGGAGTAGTTTTGATGCGCACACCTGAGGCGATGCTTGCATCTACCTTATCCTTGATTTCGGCAGGTTGTGCAGTCAAGTCGATCAACAATTTATTGCGCTCATAATCTTCACGCACACGATGTTCAATGCCCTCATGGTCTACCCAACGCTGTAGCATCATGTTGTTCCAATTGAAGCCTTGCTTAGTGCGGTCTGCGTATGCTTCGATGAGACCGACTTTGTTCTTAGAACCTTTAGTGCGAACACCCGGGTAAGCAGAGAATACATTGTCGCCTGCGTCACCGCGCATGATCTTCTCAAACAACAAGAATTGCGGGTCATCAAGTTTCTTGTGTTCGCCGGTCTTTTTATCTTTGACAGGCTTACCCTTGTCGTCAAAATAACCTTCAAGGGTAATCAATTGACCAGCAACGCCATTATATTGTTTGACGTTAGGCGCGATCAGTTGAACATAATCAGTATCGCTACTGATGATCACATGTTCATCATTGGGATGCAGATGTACGAATCTTGCGATGAGGTCATCTGCCTCAGCACGTTCATGTCGCAACACACTTACGTTAGTCTTCTCACGTAGAAACGTAGTGAACATATCATACGTTTCCCAAAACATCTTATTTTCTTCAGCCTCGGCTTCAGTCATTGCTGATTCAGCGACCTTACGATGTGCCTTATAAGGTGCATATACATCCTTACGCCACGATCTACCCTCAAGACAGAATACAACGTGATCGATGCCATATTTGCGCACAGCCTGATTGACACTTGATAATGTCAAATGCAATGCCATACCAATCTTTTCCCATGTATCGCTGTTACGTGACGCGATGTGACGGGCACGGAAGAATGTATTTGCTGTATCGATTAATGCGTATTTCACTAGAACACCTATTTAGTAGAATAATATACGTATATTATACTAGGTGTTTGCGAAAATGTCAACTAACTTCGGTACGCCCGTTACCCAAATCTCTTTGCTGTACCACTCGTATATCTGAGCGGCTACGCTTTTCCGGATCAGCTATCTCTTGCTCATAGACTTCAAGAGCCACGTTCCTACAAACGGTTTGGAACCAACGATCTACTATCTCGTTGTCCGTATCTTCTGGTTTGATCTTATACCCTTGCTTGACAAGATTAGACAAAAACTTATCGTTCCAATCTAGTTCAAATGCCCCGTTATTGATATCATTAGGATCGATATGAACCTTAGTGATATTAACATATGGCTCGCCGTTTTTAGTTGCGAGTTCTTTAGGACTAAGGCTGTCTTCTTTCTTTTTTCTTGGTTTCTTTTCTTTCTTGGAATTGGGAGCAGTCTCGCTCGGAGACTGGTGCCTTGGCTCCTCAGTTTTCACTCCCACACCAAAAAAGTCTTTTAATTTATTAAGCATATTGTTTATATGTATCGTAAAGTTTAAAGCTGGCAAGATTTTTAGCCTTGCTCTCGCACATCATATCAGCCCATGACCAATGCGAAATTGCCCAATCATTTACAGCATTATTCCAATAGTAATCGCTGTGTGCCCTTAGTTTCTGTTTGTTATGGCCAGATTCTAACAATGTTGTCAAGCACGGACGGCTGACACGGCAGGCATCAGGTAGATGCTCTTCTCTTGAAACACTATAGTGTATGACAGGACGCACACCGCGCCAACTATCAATAACCATGCCAATACGGGGATCAGTTTTTTCAATGTATTCTCCTGTTTTAATCCAATTGTGATGAATGTCGAGTACGATAGGAACAAGGTCACTCAACTCTAAGCACGAATCGAGACCCCACGACATTTCTTCGTTTTCGATTGTGAGTCCGTTTCTTGCTTCGGGGCTGAGTCTGTTGTAGGCCCGCCTGATGCCTTCGGGGCCTTGGCGACCACTGATGTGGACATTGATTTTAATGTCCTGAAACGATTTACCGTATCCCATGAAACGGGCCATATCTGCATGGTACTCAAACTCCTCAATACTCTTATTTACTACTTCAGGACGATCACTTGCAAGAACAACAAACTGATCAGGGTGAAAACTTAGTCGTACATCATTGGCACGTGCAGTTTCACCTATAGGAGCCATCCAGCGTTCTAGTGTATCCTGTACATCTCTACGTAGCCAAAAGTCTTTATACACATCCATGGTGTAGAACGTAAACATATCACTAGTGATGCGCAACATGCGTAGTTCAGGCGGAAGTTCAGCAACTTTCTTAACAAGTGCATGAGTATTAAGAATATTGCGTTTGGCTACATCAATAATCTTGTCTTCGACAACTTGCCGTGACTTTTGACGTTTTGCCCATGCATAAGTCGTACCTCCGGTATTGAGGCCCTCAGTACTAGCGATCTCGCCCTTCTTGTTGATTTCAGCCCATTTGCAAGCAAAACCAATGCGTTTGATATTTGAGTTAAAAGACATATTGATAAATAATACTATAATTTTGTGAGAATGTCAACATGGATTTAAGAAAACTTATCAAATTGGTAACTGAGGGCGTTAGCCCATTTAGCAAAAACTTCAAAGTCATGAGCCTTGACCAATTCGTGGATAGCGAAGGTAAGGGCGAAAAAGACGTTGAAGAAGCCAAATTAACCGGAGTCACTAGTCGTAAATTTGATAAGGACGAATTAATATCTTATCTTGACAGAATCATAGGCAAAAGTAAAGAGAAACAGGACAAATATCAGCGTCCATATATACACAGCGGTAATATACCCATTGTCAATGATGAGGGAAAGAAGTACGACCTAGATGCCCTTCGCAAGACCTTTTCTGAGCGTCCAACAAAGATTCTCAAGCAAAACGAAAAAATGCAACATAGCGACGGCACATCAAGCATTTTCTTCAATGTGGGTCTCCCAGCACTAAAGGGACTTGCTGTTGATGAAGACACAGGTGAGTTCATAGTCATTGATACTTGTCCTGGCGCCGGCGCATGTAAGACATTCTGCTATGCTATGAAGGGCGGATATGTTCAGTGGAAGGCTAGCAGTTTAGGTTCAACTAAAATGCTTAACTTCTTGTACAATGATCCAGAAGGATTCATGGCCAAACTAAGTGAAGAGATTGATCAAGCAGAAAAGAAGTATGGTAAGAAGGGTACTAAGGTTGTGATTCGTTGGCATGATGCCGGTGACTTCTTTAGCCCACAATACTTAGAAATGGCATATGATGTTGCTAAGAAACATCCTGATGTAGATTTCTATGCATATACTAAGATGGCTTCAGTAGCACAAGCAGATCGTCCAGATAATTTTAAGATGAACTTCAGCCAAGGTGCGGCTACTGGTCAAGAAAAGAAAATCGACTTCGTTAAGACTAAGAACAGCCGCGTAGTTCCTAAAGAACTATTTGCTGATGCGCTTGAGAAAGATGCTAGCGGCAAATGGCAATATAAGAATCCACAAGCAGAACAAGCAGTCAAAGATCGTATTGCTATCAAGTATACAATAAAACCAGAATCAATCATCACTTATGATGAGATGATGAAGAAGCCTGTAGATAAAGATCCAGAAGCAAAAGGCAAATGGAATGTTATCGTCAAGCCAGGTGATGGTGATGACGCTGCCAATCGTAATGACGTATTGAGCAGTCTATTGCTTATTCACTAATCTTAAGTAAATCTTCAAACTTGTATAAGTGCTTCATGTATTTGCCTGGAGCACTTAATACGCTCACAGCAGGATCGCCCTTCTTACGTGGTCCAATCACTACATTGAAATCAACATTGTTTACAGACTTAAAAGTTTCTACCATCTCTTTGACGCTTTTACCTTCGCCG